GCGTGAACTTGCAATGGCAACTTACTTTGGTAAGAAGAAAACAAAGAGTGTGTTTCCATTAGTCGCAAAAGACTTTGGTAAGATGATGGTTGGATTAGGCGCAAGTGTTGCACTAGTGCTCATGATCCATTATATGATTGTACCTGCAGGTCTGTGACATAATAGCCACATAAAATAATAAGTAAAAAGGGGGGTTGACTATACTCCCCTTTTTTGATATAAGTATATCTGTAAACGTTGAAGCAACGTGAACACATACTGGACTTGGGGGCAGTACCCAACGCTTCCACCATAAGCACATTGAGGAATTTATGAAGTATAAAATGGTTGTTAAAGCAGGTGATAAAATCTTTGTTAAGGCAAGAAGCAAAAATAAAGAACACCTAGAAAATAAAGCAATCGCTTTAACTAAAAAGAAACCATATATGACTGTATATGTAGTATCAGAAGATACAAGAATATAATGTGCTTATGCTGGGAGCGAACTAGGATCGACAGGTGTGAAAATGAAGTGGAGTTTACCGTGGTGACTGACGATATTAGGTCAACAAACTAAATGCAAACGATAACTTTGCACCATCTGGTTACGCACTAGCTGCATAACACAGGGGGTTGGCTACTTACCTAGCAACAGAAAAGTAGCAGATTAACAACTAAGGGAACGAAACATATGGAAATTCTAACAAAGGTAAAATCGTGGGCAAGCAATCTCGCTGATGTGGGTATCAGTATTGCAGCTTTGATGATCGTAGTAGAAGTACTAGGTCTTGGGGCTATCCCCTTTTTCCCTGAAACAAGTGTAGTCGCTAACGTAAGCGGTATGCTTGGTACTCTAGGCGCTGAAGGTCTAATGGGCTTGATCGCTATTTGGGTTCTATATGCAATCTGGAACAGATCACAAACTTAAAATAAGGAAAGAAAAATAATGAAAATTGCAGCAATCACAGCAGCAGCACTATTAGCAGCAACATCAGTCTCAGCAAATGAGATTGGCGCAACAGGCATCACTTGGGGTGTAGAGACAGAAGCAGCATTCACAATCAATGATGCGGCTGGTAATTCAGTAGAAGATTTCGGTGTAAAGATTACTCCTGAAATCGGATATACAATGTTCGGTATCGGTCTTACTGCTGATATGGATCTGCCTGTGTATAATAACGAAGAGTTCAAGTTGGACACAGCGTTTGATAACCCAAAAATTAATCTTGGAGCATCTTACGAACTGTTTGGTGGGCTTTCGTTGTTCGGTGAAACAACATGGGATGTGGACGCATCTGATACGGTAAGCTCAAAAGTAGGTGCTACCTTCGCCTTTTAATATGCTATATACTTAGGGTCACTACTTAATAAGTGCGTGAGGGGCCATGGTTAGCCCCTCTTTTCAATTTAGAGGTATATGATGCACATAGAAGTACTAGAAGAAATAGACCATAAAAAGATTTTAGAAGAAGCCAACACAATCAAGGTAATGTTGGAAAAGGGATGGGCTAATATTGGTCAAGTAGGAATCCAAGGACACAAGCCAAACCTAGATCCTATGACTGAATACAAATCTTCTATTGGTAGGGTAAGCAAGTTGCAATACCCTGAAACTTACTTCAAATACTCTTTGTTCGAGATCCCAACAATAAACAGATTGATGGAAAAGTATGGGATGTTACGCACAAGGATTATGCAGAGCACCCCTAAGACTTGTTTATCATTTCATCAAGATATGAGTAAGCGCATACACATACCTCTCATTACCAGTGATGATTGTATGATGATAATAGAAGATAGGATTTATAACCTTGAAGTCGGGAAAGTATATTTAACAAACACAACTCTACGTCATACTGCAGTAAATGCATCTATGAACTCTAGAGTTCATATAGTAGGATGTGTTTACAGCTAGGAGATTATTATGCTAAAGAAAGTAGCGTTAGCGTTAGGGCTAATGACAACAACCGCAAATGCGGATATGATACAGATACAGGTTCCTTGTGATCCATCACCAGTAGTGTATGACTTAATGAGGGTGTATAAGAACGGTTTGCTTCTTCAAGGGCAAGGCACTATCAAATCTGAAAAAGGTGCTACATTCACATCTGCTACACAGATTTTTATCAATCAAGATACAGGAACTATGGCAGTTATTATCTCTTTTCCGAATGGAGATGAGACGCCAATGTCTTGTTTGATAATCGCAGGATCTGAGTTTGAACCTTATGGTGGACCACAACCTTGGGATAAAAAGAAAGAAGACCTCTAATGTGGGTTTTGTTGTTTGTATATCTTTATGATACAATTCCGTATGTAGAAGTACATAGTCAACATACTTCTATGATAAAATGTTTTCAGGCCAGAGAAGCTTTAGGTGCAGAGCTATCAGGATCTCCGGGATACTTTCCTGATGGTCAACAAGCTTTGTGTATCAGAAAAGTATAAATAGCAATAAACATGGAGATTATATAATGCTTAGAATGACTATTATGATACTTGCGTTTGTTGCTGCATGTGCTCCTGCACACGCACAAGAGGCTACTGATGATGTTATCTACACAGATAATACTAATACGAGTACGGTAGACTCTACATCAGACTCAACAACTAAAGTAATCACCTTCTGCTATCTCTCCTTCTATCAATAGTGCTAACTCTGATCTATGTACTGTTGGCGTATCGGGGGCAGTGCAAACTCAGATACTAGGTTTCTCTACAGGTCAAACCGTAAGAGATATGAACTGTGAAAAACTAAAAAATGCTAAGACTCTTTATGACATGGGCATGAAAGTTGCAGCAGTTTCTGTGATGTGTGGAGATCCTAGAGTATTTGATGCGATGATGAATGCAGGTACTCCTTGTCCATATGATGGCATGGTTGGAGAGGAAGCAAAGGCGGCATGGATTGCCAATAAAGAAAATCAACCTACTGAGGTAGGCGAAAAGAAAGGTCTAGATCTAAGTGAAGACGAAAAGTCAACTCTTTGGGGCAGTGGCGTTGTTGCTGGTCTCTTCTTCTTACTGTTACTCTGACGTAACATATGGAGTGACCAACAACGCAGCAATCAATGGACTATCTTGGTCCATGGGTACAGTGTTGCCCGACTCGTCTGCACCCTATGCAAGTCTTGATATTAATGGATTGACCTATCAATACACTATGGAGAAAGATCCTACTACTGATGCAAAGGTTCATGTGAGAAACGAAGATCCTATAAATGGTGGATATGTTTTTGAAGAGACTGACGATTGGTCGGGAAGACATGGTGCAACTATTCGTAAGTATTTTAGGTTTCCTTGGAGTAGTTCGATGTATTGGGGCGATGGCGAGTTTGCTTTAGAAGGTGAGGGTGAAGTCAAAGACCCTATTATGCTATATAACTATCGATTAGATATCGATGAACAAATGATGAAGTGTATGAACCCTCTTGCAGATCCAAGTTGTCCTGGTTTTGCAGAGGCTTTGACAAAATATTTAGAGAACTTACAGGAGCCTAGTGCTGACGATCCTTTTTATAATGAGTGGGTACAAGCTAACCTTTCTTCAAATGATCAAGCCGAAGAAGATGATTTAGAATCTGAAGATAATAGTGTAGATCAAGAGGAAGAAGAAGGGCAAACACTTGAAGCACGATTAGGTGGTGATACTACAATAGAAAAACTTAATACGAGTAAACAAGATAGTATATTGGCAGAGTTAACATCAGTTACTAACCTGCTTCCATATTATCAGGTGAATATTGACGGTAAAGAGTATAAAGATGTTTTAGTTCTACAAGATAATGTTATATCCGATAACAGAAGAGCGTTGAGTAATTTAGCATCAGATGCTAATCATAGAAAGATGGTTCGCTCACAGTATGATAGAGAACAATAAAGGAATAAGAATAATGTTCAAATCTATTTTAACAATGAGTAGCATGGTACTAATGACTACTGCAGCATTTGCAGAAAGCACTCCGATTGTAGGTAACGTATCATCAAAGTGTACAATCTGGACAGACACTGCAGGTGTTTATGGTAACCCAACTCCTGATAATCTGAGCACCGCTGCAGGTGATGGTGGTGTGCAGCCTGTCATTAGATACGATGTATCTATTGCAGATTACTATACTGCAAAAATATCTTGGCCTAACACATTTTCGTCTAGTCCAAGTCTAGCCGACTCTCTTACATGGGATGGCGAAATAGAAGTGCATAACACTTCAGATGCAGGTATGTCAGGGTATGAAGCAGCAAAGGTAGAGTATGACAATCATACTGAATATGATCTTAGTGTAGCAGGTTCTACGTGGTTTAAAGTCACTTCAACAGTTGACTATGGACAGGGTAAATCGTTGCCCGGTGGTGAATATACTGCAAATGTGACTGCTGAGTGCATTGCAGATTAGAATATGAAGTATTTTATTATTGCTTTGTTATGTGCCTCTGTGGTTAATAGTCATGAGTTTACTCCAACTTATCCTAAGTTCACATCATCTTATGTAGACAATGTTGTGACAACAAGAATGAAGTTGTTTAACAAAAGAAGGGAGATTTTATATTATGAGATTGGTGTCTTTGATGCAGAGTGGAATCCACTTTCATTTGCTTCTGAAACAAAAATAGTTAATGTTGAATATTTAGGCACAAAGAGTATAGATATATACATAAAGAACACTGATTTGGACAGAGTGGAATACATATGCTCTGTGTCTAAAATAATAAAAGGAACTGTAAAATCTTCAGGAGTAAAATCTAAGATATGTTCTAGAGTAAAGTGAGATGAAATGTGAGACTTTTACCGTTGATATTTTTGGCGACAGGATCAGCAGTTTTTGCTGAGTCTAGTTCATTGAACTTAGCACTTCCTAGTGTTCCACAAAACTATCAATCGGACAAGTTTCGTGCGGGTGAGTTAGATTGTTCAAATGCGATTGGATCTGCCACTAATCTAGAGTTTGGCGTTACAGGTCTCATCAGAGATGATGATCCATATAATAACAATAGAGATCCTTTATACAATAGTAACTCTTCAGATGTTGGCGTATATGCTAGGATTACTATTCCGCTAGGACAAAAGGCAAGAAGCCGTATTGATTGTAATCAGTTATACGAACTTGAACTTAAGAAGAAAAGATTAGAGGTTCTTAAACTAGAAAGAGAACTTAAACAGTTAAGGAAACTACAGTTTGAGGATTAAGATATGAAAACATTACCAACACATGGTCAACCGTTAGAGATGTATCAGGCCATTCAATCGCAGAAGTATGGGCATCCAAATGTGACATATCCTAATAGTGAGAATATCACTCCACCTATGGAGAAAGAGCGTATTCGTATAGTGGAAGCTGCAACTCGTACTGAAATCAAGTTAAATCAAATCAAAGAAGTAGAAGAACGTGCCAAAGAAATTCAAGCACTAAGGGAACAGGCAAAGAGTAGATATTCTGCAGTGATGCCTTACACCGAAGGTGAGTACGTAGACATAGAGGTTTGATATGGCAGAAGTAGAGTTTGGTGGATTAAAGTTTTCAGGTGGTAAGATGGTTGCACTTCTTACTGCACTATCAACATTGGGTGGTGCAGCATGGGGTGGTTTTGAAATCTATAAAGACTACATGGATATGAAAGAAATCATTCAGAACATTGACACTGATGCCATTGCTGCACGTAATGATGTTATTGAAACCAAACTAGATGAGGCTATCGATTATACTAGAGATATCAAATCAGGACTGAAAGATGATATCTTCAAGCTTGAAGAGAATATTGAACGCATGGAAGATAAGGTAGATGAATCTGAGAACAGAATGAAAGACACTCAGGCATCTATTGAAACTACTCTTGCTGGCGTAAGAAAAGATCTAAACGATCAGAGTAAAGATGTAACCTCTAGCATCAGAGAAGTAGAGGCAACCGTTAGACTATCTGAAAAAGATGTTCGTAACGTAATGAAAGAAACTGTAAGTGAACTTGAAAATAAAATGGATAGGCTAGACACTAGGCTAAATGAAAGACTACAAGAAGCACTCGACAACCCTCTTTCGGACTAATCCCCAAAATAACACTTGACATCAAGTTAAATAAATGCTATAGTGATTCTGTAATAAGGAGACTCGCTATGTTTGACTATGATATTTTCTCAGATCTTCACAAAGATGTTCACGGCTTTCGGCCTTCAGCAATCTTCATGAAAAATGTAAAACGTTTTTCTGATCAAGAGCGTGATGACCTATGGGAATCCCTCTGTGCTCAACTTGAAGAAAACACTAAAGCTGAGAAAGCTCAAGAAGAAGTTGATATTGCTAAGTTTGAAGCACGTATTCAAGACGTGATTGAACTTGGTGCGGGTAATCGGACTAATGCTCTTCTTTGGATTGCAGGTACTGAAACCTTCTATCATATTCAGGATGTTGAGCATTTCGTTTGGGAGCAGGGAGTTTTGTTTACTGACTACGGTAAGCAGCTAGTTAAGGATCTCGCAGAGATCGTAGAATATAAGGAGTATGATTATGCATGATTTGTATTGGAAAGTTGAAGCCTTCTTTTTTAAGAATGGCGAATATCAACTACAAGAGTTTATTTCTGGCATGACTTACAGTAAAGCTAGAGAATATTATTGGCAACTTCATGATACAAATGAATATGCAATGATCAAGATGAGTCGGTTAGACGGTAGTAGTGTGTGGAGTATAGAGCAGTCAAAAGCTGCTTGACATCAAGTTAAATAAATGCTAGACTGATTCTGTAACCAGCGAGAGGTACTAATGCTTATATATTCTTCAAATCAAAAAAATCTTGTCGAAGCTCTTAAAAAAGACCATTGGCATAATGATTTGATTCAGAAATATTTAAACTATACGCAGTCTAAGCAGCGTGTGATCAAGACAGGTCGAACTGCTTGGAATGATAGTGGTAAGTCTAAAACCTACAAAGCGGAATGGAAGTTCCAAGCTAAGTTCAAATATGACATTGTAGATTTCGACAACGCTAAAGAAGCTCAGAAGTATATGAAGCGTATACTGAAGTCTAAGCTTTGGGCTGAACTTTGTGGGGGTGATGCAAAAATCCCTGATCTAGAGATTGTCGGTTTTCGTGGTCGTACAGCAGGTCGTGCCTATGGCTACAAAATCCAACTGTGTGCAATGAACGGTATGGATGCCTACACTCTACTTCATGAGATGGCACACTGTGCAGGTCATATGCACCATGATGTATCGTTTCGTCAATGCATCTTGCGGCTAACAAGTCGGTTCATTGGAGTAGAGGCTGCAAAGTTTCTCAAGAAGTGTTTCAAAGAACAGGGTCTGAAAATGACAGTTCGGCAAGGACTGAAATCCCCTGAGGAATGGTTGGTGGGATACCAACGGTTGGCAGCAGCTAGAGAGAAAATAGCTGCTTGACATCAAGTTAAACATATGTTATTATTAATATGAACCCAAAAGGAGAATCACTGTGAATGACATTTTACAAGATATCGAACTGATCAAAGATTGCCTGATTGCTTTTGAAGAGGGTGCTTCAGATGAGCGCCGTAGTGCTGTTTGGGCATTACAGGCTTTAGTGGAGCGTAAAGAGGCTCAAGTAATAGAGTTTGAGGCTCAAATGAATGAAGATGGTTACGCATGTAATCAAACTATGGTTGCTTAAGGAGATATATAATGGCACACGAAGTAGAAATTATTGATGGTCAAGCACAAATGGCTTACGCAGGTGAGCGCCCATGGCATGGTCTAGGTGTAGAGGTTCGCAATGATATGACACCTCAACAGATGATGCAAAAAGCAGGTCTCGATTGGACGGTCCATGAGGTTGAGTCGTATGTTGACTTTGAGGGTGACAAGATCTCAACAGGTCAGAAGTCTTTGATCCGTTCATTGGATAAGAAAGTTCTGACTAATGTAGGTGAGGGTTGGAACCCTGTACAGAACTCAGAGGCATTCGACTTCTTCCATGAGTATGTCATGGCAGGTGATATGGAAATGAATACTGCAGGATCTTTGAAAGGTGGTAAAAATGTATTCGCACTCGCAAAAGTCAATGAGTCCTTCTCAATCAACGGTGGTGAAGACCAAGTGGACTCCTACTTACTGTTTAGCAATCCTCACGAATATGGTAAAGCTATTGATATTCGTTTTACTCCCATTCGTGTTGTATGCAATAATACGCTCACATTTTCTTTGAACTCTCGTTCATCTAACTTTGTAAAGCTGAACCATCGTACACGGTTTGATGCTGACATGGTAAAGCAACAGATGGGTCTAGCGTCTGAGAAGTTTGCACAGTACAAAGATATGGCAGAGTTCCTGACCACCAAAAAGTTCTCTGTTGATGCATTGATCAACTACTACAATGAGGTGTTCCCATATACCCATAAGGTTGCAGAAGCACCTACCAAAGTAGAGGATCTATCAAAGAATGCACGTGAAGCCTATGCTGTATTGGAAACACAACCTGGTGCAGAATTTGGTGCAGGTACTTGGTGGCAAGCACTCAACTCTGTTACCTACCTGACTGATCACAAGATGGGGCGCAACCCTGACTCACGTATGCAGTCATCATGGTTTGGTGTTAATCAAGCACGTAAGCTAAAGGCTGTAAACAAGGCTGTTGAGTATGCAACAGTCTCATAAGGACAGTGATGGTGGTAGCGTTCATCAGGAACGCTATCACGAATATATATTGCGTAAGCTAAGAGAGGAACGTGAAAATGGCATACGATTGGTCCAAAATATACAAGGCTGAAGAAAATATTGAAATGCAGATTACTGATTGGGTATATGAACATGTGCTCGAACATTTTGGTGTAGACGAAGTGACAGATCTGACCGAAGAAAATATCCTAGAAGTGCAAGCATTTTGGGATAATCTAAACGAATATAGTTGTATGAATATAGGATATTCTAGCCTGATTAATAATTGGGAAGCTGAGAATGGTGAGATGTGAAGATCTCAATATTACCTTTTTTCACGCAACAAAAAATGCAGGATCTAGTATTGAAGACTGGTTAAAGAATAATGCTGATGGTGACGTGTATGATGGAGATCTAAGACACGCAGCACCTAAAGATCTAGATGGTCTATTCGATGATTTTGGATGGAGTTTCTGTTGTATAAGAAACCCTTGGGATAGAGTTGTTAGTTGGTACTTGTATTTTAAAAGACACAAGTTTTTAGATTGTGGTTTTGGAGAGTACCTGAAGCAAGCTTCTGATAAAGGTCTTAATGGTCTGAAATATGCAAGGTTTCCTGAACATCAAATATTTTATGTTAATAGGGTTGACTATTGTATTAAATATGAAAACTTGGTCGAAGATTTTAAGGTTGTGCAAAAGAAAGTAAACTGTTTTGAACCATTAAGTATTATGAATACTTCTCCAAATAAAAAGAGTAAGTATCTTGAATACTTTACTAAAGATGAATATATTAATATAGTCGGGGATTATTTTAAAATAGACTTAGACGTTACAGACTATACTTTCGGAGATTGATATGATTTTAGTAGATGATAATAGTGAACCTGATCTAGTTGGGATCATAGAGAATAAAGATGACTTTGTTCATATCATCAAAATGGTTGATGGTATTAACAGAGATTTAGTCGATTCTGGCTTTGATCAATATCAGTACAAAGCAGAGCGTAAAGGTAAGAAAGCTTATATCAGACTATTATAAATAGTAGCAAAAAAGGTTTTCCTATGGCTGTTAATAGATACTTTGCTAACACTCACCTAGCTGAAGCGGTAGATATTTCTGCAGGTGAAGTTGTAGACGTACACAAGATCGACAAGTTCGGTTATAATAGTGCTGTGGGAAACACTTCCTATGAAACTATTTGGGATGGCAACAATCTTTATACCTATATTGAAACTGCAGGTACAGCCACGGTAACAAGTTCTAATACAGCCGCAGACAATGGTAGCACTGTAGAGATACAGGGGCTAGACGCAAACTACGATCAAGTATCTGAAACCCTAACTGTCGGTGGTTCTGCAGGTACAGTAGAGTTCTATAGAGTCCATAGAGCAAGAGTGGTAACACCAAATACAGGAAGTGCTAATGTCGGCACTGTGACCGTTACTGTAGATAGTAAGAGTGCTGCTATTATTTCTCCAACTCAAGGGCAAACTTTGATGTGTGTCTACACTATACCAAGAAGATACACAGGCTATCTTCTTCAGTTGGATATAGGAAGTTCGAAGGACGTTGAAAATACTATTAGAGTGGTAATAAGGAATGGCGCTTCTGAGGCATTCAATACAAAAGCCTTTATCACTAAGCGTGGTGGATTTTCAGAAAAAAACTTTAAGATACCTCTAGAGATAAGCCAAAAAAATGATATAGAAGTACAAGCAATATCGTCTGCGCCAAGCCAGATTAGTTCAGGATTTGAGTTGATTTTATGTAAAAAATAGCTTGACATCTGTGGCGAATCAGTATATAAGATAAGTATGACACAGAATACACATATGACACATCTTGAAGATAAAGTACTCTACGGTGGTGTTGACGGTACACGTCAAGCCATCCTTGCTATACGTGAACTAAAAAACATGCTAAAAGGAGATCAGCATGGAACTGTCTCAGTTAAGTGGGATGGAGCACCTTCCATCTTTGCTGGCATTGATCCTAGCGATGGTGTTTTCTTTGTTGCTAAGAAGGGAATCTTCAACAAGAGTCCTAAGGTCTATAAGTCTGTTGCAGACGTGGACGCTGACACTAGTGGTGATCTTGCTGCTAAACTTAAACTTGCTCTCAAATATCTTCCCTCTCTAGGCATCACAGGGGTTGTCCAAGGCGACTTCCTGTTCGGTGCTGATGATCTATATTATGAAACCATTGAAGGAAAAGACTATGTTGCTTTCCACCCTAACACTATTGTCTATGCTGTTCCTGCTAAGTCAGATGCAGCAAAAGCTATCACTACAGCCAAGCTTGGTATTGTGTGGCACACCTCATACGAAGGCGACTCTTTTGAAACCATGGAAGCAACCTTTGGCGTTGACATAAATAACTTCCATGAAAGTGACGATGTATTCTACATCAGTTCTATGATGGACATTAATGGAAGTGTTACCAATGAAAACATTATTAAAGTATCTGAAGACTTGTCTGAGTGTGGCAAACTCTTTGGTAAAATATCTAGCAACACGCTCAACAAGATCCAATCCCATGAAAAGTTACCGGGCCTCATTGAGCAGTTCAACAATACCTTCGTCAGAAACGGACAAGGAATTGGAGATACAGCAGGACATGTATCTGGCTTCATTGGATGGATCACGTCACGGTTTCAAACAGAAATCGACAAACGCAAAACAGCAAGAGGAAAACTTGTCCAACAAGAACTCTTAAATGATCTACTATCTTTTCTTAATAATGATACCCAATCTGACCTAAAAAAGATATTCGATTTGCAAAAACATCTAGTTTCAGCAAAAATAAAAGTTATAAATACTCTTGATATTGTAAATGAAGTTAAAACTTTTGTTAAGACTGACAGTGGTTACAAGGCAACAAAAGCCGAAGGTTATGTTGCTATAGATAAGCTAGGTGGTGACGCAGTGAAATTGGTTGATCGTATGGAGTTTTCATACAACAACTTTTCACCGAATATTTTAAAGGGATGGGAAAAACCAAAAGGTAAAGTAGATGGCGAAGAAGTTAGACTTTAAAGATTTTTTAACTGTGGATTATACTCAGACAGGTGATCCACAGCTTGCTAAGAATGCTAAAAAGCGTAAGCAAGATATTCCTACAGGTAATACAGGAGAGTCTGTAGAACCTGCAGATGAAGCGTTGAGCATGGCAGCTAGACGCAAAAAAGCAATTACTATGAAAAAAATACAAGCACGTCTAAAGGTTGGGCGTAAGAAAGCTTCTATGAAAGTTGCCGATAAGGGTAAGCTTGAAAGGAGATCTCGTAAGGCTGCACGTAATGCTATCGCTAAAAAACTCACAAAAGGTGTTTCTAAGGCAGAGTTGACTCCTGCAAGAAAAGCTGAGATAGAAAAGCGCCTAGATAAGATGCAAGGTAAGGTTAGTAGATTAGCTAAGAAAATGCTACCCAAGATCCGTAAGTCTGAACTAGAGAAAAAACGTGGGTGATTATGATAAACAGATTTAGTCAGTTTCTTGTTGAAGAAGAAAAAACTGTATTTCTAACTATGGGTAGGTTTAATCCACCCACAATGGGTCATGGTATGCTATTAGACAAAGTGTCTAAGGCTGCAGGTAAGAACCCATATAGAATCTTTGTGTCTCAGTCAAACGATCAAAAAAAGAATCCTTTGACATATAAAGACAAGATTAAGTTCGTAAGAAAAATGTTTCCAAAGCATGCTAGGTCTGTGATGATGGATACTAGTGTGAAAACGCCTATTGATGCAGCAGTAAAGTTGTACGATGAGGGCTACAAGAACATTGTGATGTTAGCAGACGCTGATCAGACTAGAAAGTATGAAGCTTTGCTCAACAGGTATAATGGTAAAGAAGCACGTCATGGATTCTATAACTTTAACTCTATGAAGTTTGTGAGTGTTGGGGAAAGAGATCCTGATGCTAAAGGTATTGAAGGTGTATCTGCAACCAAACAACGTAGTGCTGCAAAAGAAAATGATTTTACTACTTTTGCACAAGGTTTGCCTAAGAACGTATCTAACAAAGATGCTAAAGCATTATTTAATGCTGTACGTAAGGGTATGGGTCTGAAAGAACAAACAGAGTTCAAAAATCATATTCAGTTATCACCTGTGTCGGATCTAAGAGAAGCTTATGTAAACGATGGACTGTTTGAGCAAGGCGATGAAGTTGTCATGCATAAACATGAGATTGTTGGTAATATCAAACACCTTGGATCAAACTATGTTATCGTTGAATCCAAAGGCGAGACTTGGAGATGTTGGTTAAACGATGTATCAAAAGTACATCCTAGTTCTGAGAATAGATGGCAGGAAGCCCCATACAAAGACCCCGGTGATGCAGGACTGAATGAAGAAAGACTTCCAGATTATGGCACACCTGAGTCTACAGCAAGAGCTAAAAAGATTACACCTGGTCAAAAAGAAGCTTGTTGGAGTGGCTATAAGCAAGTTGGTATGAAACCAAAAGGTGGTAAGATGGTTCCAAACTGTGTTGCAGAATATGGTGGTCCACCCATCTCAAGAAAAACTTATCTCAAGCAAGATCCTATGAAAGAAAAATCAACACAAGATCCTGATATTAAGGATAGAGAAGGTACACAGCCTAAGAGATATCACTCAGGTCTTCAGAAGGCTACAAAGGTTGCACGTGATAAACACTTTAAGAAGCATGGAAAGAAAGCTGACAATGATGCGTCTGCCTATACACCTGCGCCCGGTGATAAAACCGCAAAGACGAAACCGTCTAAATATACTAAAGTAGTCGATAAAATGTTAAATAAAGAAGATGCTGTACAAACAGCACGTAAACGTATTGAACGTGAGAAAGACATAGAGAAAAGAAGTGATGACAATCAAAAAGTGCGTCATGATAAAATATTAGATAGAGCAAGAAGAGCAAGAATGCTCCGTAGAAACAAGGGTATTTCAGATGATTGACTTTAAGAATCATATTGTTTTAGAAGGTAGCTTTGCAGATAAATCCAAAGCATCAGGAATATCTGTAGGCACTCTAAAGAAAGTTTATAATCGTGGTGTTGCAGCATGGAAGACAGGGCATCGTCCCGGTACTACTCCACAGCAATGGGGGCATGCACGTGTGAATGCGTTTATCGCAAAGAAGAAAAAAGGTAATCTAAATCACGACAAGGATCTAGCATAATGGATGACATAACACAACACTCTAATAAAAGACTATCTACTATTCTGAGAAATCCAAGTCATCCCATGCATTCTGCTGCGAAAGCAGAGCGTGATCGCCGTATGGCAAAAAGAGAAGATAATGATCTTGACGAAATTAACTTAAAAGACTTGTCTAAAAAGATTGCACAGTCAAGCGGTAATAAAAATCTTAAAAAAGCTTTGAAGCCAACTGTTGATAAAACAAAGAACGATTTGGCAGCAATGCGTAAACGTTTAGATGCTTTGAACGCAGGGTATGCTGCAGAGAGTGTTGAACTTGATGAGATTTCAAATAAAACTCTTACAAGATATGCGATGAGTGCTGATAACGATGTACAAAAAAGAAGATCAAATCGTCCAGCTGGCAAAGGCGACGAATCAGATCCTAAGATTGGTAAGCGTTTAGATAAGATCAACCTTGCTCATAAAAAAGGTGCATTCAAAGAAGAAGTTGAACTTGATGAAGCAGTAAACGTTAAGGGCATTCAAAAAGCAGTTGACGATGGTAAGTCTATGGATGTTATTATGACTATGTTTGCTAACAAGCGTACAACAAACACAGACCAAATCCGCAAAGTCGTAAAAGACTATATGTGGAAAAAGCGTATGAAAAAAGAAGAAGTTGAACTTGGTGAAGCAAAACAGGTTCTTGCACATGGCGGTAAGGGTCAATACAAAATAGTTAGTGACGGTGGTGCTATTAGTGTTATGTTTAAGGGCAAAGTAGTTGGTAAAGGCGACTTTGATCGTGGTGCAGATAGTTTCTTTGTTAGCATGAAGGGTCAGAAAGGTCAAAAATCTTTTGACGATGCACAGGATATTGCAGACTACTTCGCAAAAATGAAAATCAAAGAAGAAGTTGAACTTGATGAGGCCAAGGGCATGAATATGAACTTAAAACTTATCAATAAGATCAAAAAATCTGGTGTGGTCAAAACTGGTTCTATGTCTAAAGATGGAGCTAAAAAAGAAGAAACGAATGAGGTTCTTGACACACCAAAGGCAATGCAAAGCTATCGTGATAAAGCTAAGTACAGTGCAGATCGTGCAGCAAATTCTGCTGCAGCTAAGATCTTACGTGGCAAAGATAAAGATGGTAACAGAGCGGATCATTCTCCTGAAGTCAAAACTAGAGATAAACGTGCCAAGGGCTTAAAGATGGTAGATCGGAATGCTACACGTAAAGTATTTAAAGCTCTTCGTAAAGAAGCAACACAGATTGATGAAGCATCAAAAGAAGGCACAATTCGTATCATTGACTTAGGGCGTATGGGAAAAGGTAAAGGTTTCCAAGTACAACGTATGACCAAAGGTAAGTTTGTCGATCAAGGTAAGCCTTATAAATCTCAGAAAGATGCTGAGAAGGTAAGAAAAGATGGTCAACATTCTATGCAGTTTGAGGCTGCACCAAAAATCAAAGGCGATTGGCTAAAAAAAGAGCGTGAAAGAAATCGTGAGCATGATGCAGCGATGGGCCGTACAGCTACAGGGCGTAAGAAGCCAACACGTACTATGACTTCTACTCAGAAATCTTTGGCGTCATTTCGTGAACAGATGGCAGAAGGTGGTAAGAAGAAATCTGAAACAATAAATGAAAAGTATAAGATTATACACAAAACAATGTCTGCAGCATTACAGCATGCTTACGATGAAGCTGAGAAAAAAGGCTTTGAGGTTGACAAGGATGATATCGACAACAAGGTTGCAATGGGTCCAAGAAAACCATCATCAGGTAAAACAAACTCTTATAACTTAGGTCTATCTAAGAACGGTAAGCCTGTGAAGCAAAAGCTACATATCCAAGTGTACAACATGGATAATAAAGGCTACGAACTAAACATGTATGTGAGTTGAGGAATGAAAACATTTAAAACATTCTTAGAAGAAAAAGATCCTAGACTTGCACGTGCAGGTGTATCGGGGTTCAATAAACCTAAAGGTACACCAAGTCACCCTAAGAAGTCGCATATTGTTGTTGCTAAATCAGGTGGGCAAGTAAAGACAATCCGTTTTGGAGAGCAAGGTGCAAGCACTGCAGGAGATCCAAAGGCAGGTGAGTCTGATAAGATGAAGAAGAAGCGCAAATCATTTAAGGCTAGACATGCTAAGAATATTGCAAAAGGTAAAATGTCTGCTGCTTATTGGGCTGACAAGGTTAAGTGGTAAAATAAAAATGGCAGAGACAACAGGCAAGCGTTTAGATCGCATTGAAGAAAAACTAGATAAAATGGGTGAAGTACTTGTCACTCTTGCTAGGTTCGAAGAAAAGATGGATGCTTATAATGATTATAGGCAAAACTCATGGGAACGTATGAACAAGTTCTCTGAGAAGCTAGATAGAATTGAAAAAACTGTAGACGATAATGCACGTACAGTTCATACTATAAACAAGCTGTTCTGGGTAGTACTAGTTGCTATTGCAGGATCAATCGCCGCTCAACTTATGATTTAGGAGAAAAGAAATGGGCAATGTAACATCAAAGTTGATTGAGGCGTATGCAGAAGTCAACGAAAAAAAGAAACTAGACCCTGTGGGTCAAGCTGATGCAGATATCGATAACGATGGTGATGTAGATAAGTCTGATAAATATCTGCACAACCGTAGAAAAGCTATTAAGAAAGCAATGGATGAAAGCAAAGTGGAATGTCCTAAATGTGATGGAGAAGGATGTGATCACTGTGATGGAAAGGGGTATCATATGAAAGAAGGATATGAATCCGTAGCAAAAGAAATGAAAAAAATGCATGACGAAGGTTATGGCAAAAAAGCTATTATGGCGAAATATAACCACATGGATAACGCAACACTCGAAAAACTCTATGCATCTTCATGCGGCACAAGAGAAGAAGTAGAAGAAAGTAGTAAAGCTGCGCTTGCTAAGAAGTTAGCAAAGGCTTCTGCACCTTCTGAGAAGGGTAAGAAAGCTGTCACCTTGAAGAAAGCTCCTTGGGAAAAGAATGAAGCTAACAACGATGAAGAAGTTATTATGAATCCTAAGAAAAATAAAGATAAGAAAGCTGACGCTGAGACAATGAATACTGAATCTGTTAATCTTGATGAATCTATAGCAAAGCATATGTCTTCTTATGATGCAAAGGAGTTCTTGAAAAAACACAAGGCCCACAATGTAGACTTTCATGCATTACCTGCATCATCGGCAAGTGCAATGCACGATAAAGCTAAAGAGGTGAAGTATAAAAAATCTAAGTCGGCCCCGGGATCTACTGGTCGTATGTTTCACGCAGCACTGCAAAGACATGCTGATAAACTCAAAGAATCTGTTAATCTTGATGAAGATCTTACACACCAGACAGTAAAGCCTCCGAGTCATACTAAAAAGTATTCTGGGAAAGATCATTTTGACACAAATAGCATCATGGCGCCGGGTAATGAGAGACATACTGTAACGAGTAGTCAAGCAGATGCTCATGATAAAACTGCTGCACATCACATTGAGGTTGCGGATGCTCATACAAAGGCAGGCGAAAAATCTTCTAGTTATAAATTACAAAGATTGCATCACCAAGCCTCAGTCCATCATAAGAAGGCAGCAGAAGCACACTTTAATGCTTCTCATTCTAGTTCAGGTGCAGATAAAGATGGTTCTATTCAAAAAAAAGCAAAGGATATGCATATGGCATACCATATAACTATGCATGCTAACAAGATGTCTCAAGAAGCAAGAAATAAGGGTACTAAAGCAAAGCGTATGAATAACGAAAATGTGTTACCACCTGTATATGCACGTATTCTTGAGGAAAGAGAAAAGCATTACAAGGGTGCTACAAAACCTGAAGGAATGATGGATAACTCTAAGTCATCTAAGGGTGCAATGGATATGGTTAATCAACCAAAAGAGATTAACGATGATGTCGAAAAAGGTCATGAAGATGCAAGCAAAGCAGGTAGAGTTGGACCAAGTGCCAAAGCACGTCCTGCTGATAATATGAAAGGTGACAAGAAGGTAATCCCTTCTGCAACCCCAATGAAAGGAAAGTAAATGATTAAAGCTCCAAAGTGGTGTAGTGACGCAGTTCCTGTGGCTTCAAAAGGTTGGGTAAGTCCTAAGGGGGAGCTAATGTCTTCCTCTAGATTTACTCAGGCGCAAGTAGATGAATGGCATGGTACAACTGAAACATTTGTTGCTGCTGATGATAAAGCTACGGTAGAAGGTAAGTGGGATGCTGCTGAAATAGATATGGCAAGCTTTGCGGCTGTATCTAAGGATGCAATGTCCTATGATCACACTGATGAAGAAGATCTAGAAGCAATGACTAAACTAGAGTTAGAACTTCTAGGGCGTGAACATGGTGTTGAGTTAGATCGCCGTAAGACGAAAGCAACTTTAGTAGAAGAGATGAAAGATTTGATGTCTAAATAAAATCAATAAGGATTTTTATTTGGATGAACAATGAAACTATTTGAAACACTAGATGATAGCAACATACTGTTATATGCTGCTAGGCATTATTATAAACCAAATGTAATAGACGCTGATGAGTTTTATGATGATCTTAAGAGATTCATGTACTTGAAGCGTCTATTAAATCGTTATCATAATACAGGTGAGTTATCTGAAAGGCTTATCTTAAATCACTTGATAGTCATATTTAATGTGTTTGATATTAAACCATCTTTGAAAATGCTAGAGTATCATATGGAAAATAAATATTGGTCAACAATAAAGCCTTTTCTAGTATTCTTAAGGCATATAAAAAATGAAGAATACACAGAGATAGAGATGGATAAAACAGTAATAGAAAGACTGAGGGAAATATAATGGGCATCATCAAAAGAGCAGGTGATCTGGTATACACCTTTAGGTTTTTACGGCTGCTTACTACATCATTCGAAGATACAGAAGCATTTAAGTTAGGTATCATTGACAAGGACGGTAAGAGGCAGAAATCCTTTACTCTTGACAACATGGAAGATAGAGATAACTATCGCAACTACTATACTCCATTTCATAGACTTGTCTTTAATATAAAAAAGATTATGGCAAAGGCACCAGGTGGTGGTAGTAAACTTGCTTCTTATGCGGCTGCACTATTTCTTCTCAAAGAAAAGTTTAGTATGCCTCAGGGTAAGATCCTAGAAGCTTTAGATGTTCTCGACATAGATGAGACAGACTTTTTGACAGAGCATAGTGAATGGTTTGTATTGGAAGATACTAGACTATCCCCCGGGTCATATAAAGTCTTGACTAATAAACTAATCAATGATACAATGGATGAAATGGTCAACGCTAGAGACAAAGTTAGAGTTAGCAATGACTGCTATCCTGTAGGAGAAATCTTTGGTATAAATATATACGAGGTTACTCATATGAGAACTAATAAAAGCATTTACGTGTCAGTGGGAGAACTAGCACGATGAAAGAAGAAGCAATGACAACTGCAGATGCAGGTATTCCGCAGGACACCAAGAACATGGGTCCAAGGGCTAGATTGCCTATGAATATACTGAGACGCAAAATAGGTCTGCCAATCAATGTGACAGATCGTAGACGCAAAAAGGATAAAACTCCTAGACTGCTAAAACAGTTTAGGCAGCATGTATATCAAAATGGCTAAGTTATATTTAATTATTATTGTTATGGGTTTGTTGAGTGGTGTAGGTTATGGTGCCTACAACTATTATCTGTGGTCAGAACAAACTATATCAACTCTCAGAGAGAACAATGTAAAGCTAAAGTCGGCTGCAGAAACTTTACAGGCAACTGTAGAGAGAATACAAGCTGATGCCAAGAAAAATGAGCAACTAAATAAAGATTTGACTAAAAGACTACAGCAATCGCAACAGCACCTTGACAAGCTTAGAGGTGTGTTTGCTAAAATCGATTTGACTATGGAGGCATTAACAAATGCACAAGGACTTGAAGACAGAGTTGACAATGCAGTCAGCAAACTTATTGGACGTATCGAAAGTGAAACTACCCCTCCTTCTGATGATGCCGCTCCTGCTGATGGGGTGTCTGGGCAGTAGAGCACCTGAAGCTGAAGTTGTTCTTCAGACTGAATACGCCAAACAAAATATTCCTATCCAAGAAAGACCAAAAGCGGTACAGTTTCCACCTGTAGATTGGTATGTTGTCACAGAAGATAACCTTGAAGAAAAACTAGCAGAACTAGAGCAAAAAACTGGTAATGTAGTTTTCTTTGCTATTACTCCAAAGGGATATGAAAACCTAGCACTTGGTATTGCAGAGATGCGTAGGTATATCAAGGACACACAAGCTATCATTGGATACTACGAAGATGCTTTAGCAGAAGAACCTAAAGAGGAAACTCCAACTGAATAATGAAATATTGTGGTATTAGTGGTGGTCTACATAATGCGGCTATAGCATTTGTGGAAGAGAATGGTGATTTAGGTTTTGTTGGAGAAAGCGAAAGATTTTCTAAAAGAAAAAATGATCCAACACTTCATTGGAAACTCATAGACATGATATCGAAAGAAGATTTTGTGACTTGGTATGAAGATCCAAGTCTTAGAAAGAATCATTTGTATGTTAAAGAATATACTATTCAGGATATCGA